TCAAGGTATGACTTCTGAGAACTTTCAGGTCTTAAAACACCTTGAGTATGACGAGGACACTCGAAAACTCGTTGCAGATAGGGCTATAGAGACAACTCTAAACTCCTTGTACTTAGGCGAACAGCATAAGATGTCGTCAGGTGCAGAAAACATATTCTTTACCAACTTGGGGAATAACACAAACTTCTATCCCATGTGGGGCGGTCTAAAAGACCAAAGTGTGTTAGCTAATCAAGGTGCTGGCGGGTTCATTCCACCTAGTGGTCGAGTTTACACAGATCTGATTTCTATTCCCTTAGGTGGGTCTCCAGATCCCACAACCGCTATAGGCTATTCAGGAGATAACTTCTTCGGTATTAATATAGCTGGCTTAGGTATCACTACCACAGCAGCAGAATCAATACCTTCTACTGTACGTCTTGAGTATCGCTTAAGTGTTAATAGTAGACAAGTTTATATGCAAGTTCTGCCTAGAGGTGCAGGGAAAGCAGCTAATGATGTCATCGAAGCTGGTGACGTTATAGAGTGGTTCTTCGATCACCCTGTAGAAATCCATGCAGGTACAACTATCTATGCAGAGATCCGCTGTGTACGTGAGTCTGATGATGAAGACTTAGGTATATTCTTAGTACGTCAAGGTGATACTGTAGACCCAACAACAGGACTGTTACGTTACCAAGCTACTGTCCACAATAGACTCTTTGAAGACAAAGATTTAGAGTTCATTAGCCCTTACTTAAAGTATGAAGCTATGGACTTCTCTGATAACCCTAATAGTGAAGACGTGTTATTCAGTGATCTTGCTAACGGGTACGTCTTACAGCCTCATCCATATGGCTTCTTACAAGCTCTCGGTAATGCCGATGGGACTACTATACAAGTTAAAGTCAAGAATGGGTCTAAAATATTTATTGAATCAATGCCTATTGCAGGTGCAACTATAGCCGGTGTAGCTGTAAACGCTGACCAAGCTCTAGCTGTTAATGAACTAAATGCTTTATTTCAACAAACAGGTGGATCTACTGGGGAACTCCCAGCTATCACATCTTCATTGGCTCCGTCTATGGTTGAAGGCAGTTCACTTAATTATGAACTTACGGCAGACTACGGTGTAGGTTATGAATGGTACAACCTCCCGCCCAGTATAACAATTGTAGAAGGTAATTCACGTAAGCTTATAGGAGGTACTCAATTAGCAGCAGGTACTTATGATATAACAGCCTCTGCTATAAACTATAATGGCATGGATACAGAAACAATAACATTAACTGTGACTGATGCACCTTTCTCTAATACTAAGTCTATTAACTTTGCAAGCGGTGACTACCTAGGCGCTAACGCTTCATTACTAGACGGAGTTTTAGGGCGTACAGGTAATGGCTCAGGTTCTTCGGACGCTTGGACTATTTCTTTATGGTTTAAAGGCGGTACTGATAGTGCTGGGCAGACTATCTTCTATTACGGCTCTAACGATGTAACTAATGGAGGTTACGTGGAAGCACGTTTTGTTGGTGGTACTGATAAACTACGCCTGAGATATGGCAGTGGTAATAACTACGTACAGTTCACCACGCCTAGTAATAGCGTCCCCGCTGGCTCTTGGAAGCATATGGTTTTAACTTATGATGGTGGTACTACAGGAGCTTCTTCAGGAGATTTATCTAACTACTATAGCCGCTTTGCTATATTCATAGATGGCGTCTCTCAGACTTTATCTAACGCGCATGGGAACTATGGATGGTCTGGAGCTATCTCAGGTCAGAACCTTCGTGTAGGAAGACTCGCTTCAGGTAACTACTTACAAAATGCTTATGTTGATGAGTTAGCTATCTGGGGAAGTGATCAGTCGAGTAATGTCTCTGCTATTTATAATAGTGGGTCAACACATGATTTATCTGACCTAACATCTTCACCAGACCATTGGTGGCGTTTAGGTGATGGGGATACATATCCAACATTACAAGATAGTTTAGGTTCAGCACACTTCGTTATGTATAACATGACAACAGCGAATATCGTAACTGATACACCATAACAACTCTCGGGGGTCTTCGGATCCCCTTTTCTTTTCTTGCACAGTAATAACTAACCACACAAAGGAACTACTATGAAAGATGATGAAAAAGCCCTTTGTGAGCTAAAGATGACAATTAACGAGCATCGTTACAAGATAGATCAGGCGGAAGATTGCTTGAACAACCTTAAGGCATCTGATGCAAAGCAATGGAGTAACCTCCGAAACATAAAACAAACAATGACGATAGTGAAGTGGACAGTTATCGGCATGGCCATAGCTACCGCAGGTAAGGCGATAGGTCTACCAACACTAATAAAACTACTAGGAGTATAATATGGGTATTACTGACTTAATCGCTGGTATATTTAGACCGGCAGCCGAGTTAGTCGATTCTCTACACACCAGTGATGAGGAACGTCTGAAGGCTAAAGGACACTTATTAGATGTCCAAGCAGCTGCAATGCAACGAGTCTTTGATTATGAAAAGTCTGCTCTTGAAGGACAGCACAAGGTAATCACAGCAGAGGCAAGCAGCAGCAACATACTAGCTTCTTCATGGCGACCTATAACTATGCTCACCTTCTTAGTTCTTGCCGTAGGCGACTCCTTAGGTCTCCTAGCGACTCCCTTGAGAGACGAGGCATGGATGTTACTACAGCTTGGCCTTGGTGGCTATGTCGTAGGCCGTAGTGGTGAGAAGATAGCTAAGACAATGAAAGGCTAAAGAAAGGACTATGAGATGTATAATAAAGCAATACAAATAGTATTACATCACGAGGGCGGGTATGTGAACAATCCTAGAGATAAAGGCGGAGAGACTAACTTCGGCATCTCTAAGAGAGCATACCCTTACCTTGACATCGCTCGCCTATCTAAAGATGTGGCGGCAGAGATTTACGAGAAAGACTATTGGGATAAGTGTCGATGTGACAACATACCATTAGGACTTGACCTATGCGTGGTGGACTTTGCAGTAAATGCAGGGGTATCCAGAGCGTCTAAGGTGTTACAAGAGATCGTTGGGGCAGAACCTGACGGCATTATAGGGTCTAAGACCTTACGTGCTATAGCAGAGCGTACAGACGTTCTCAGCATGATCACACACTATCACCGCCTGAGACAGACTTATTATGAGTCTCTCGACTCTTTCCAAGACTTCGGTTCTGGCTGGACTAGGCGTAACAATGAAATTCTAAAGGAGGCTATCTTATGGATATCCTAAAGCAACTTGAAGACGCTCTTGCAGGAGACCTATTGGCTCGTGTACAGAGTGGTACAGCTACAGCCGCAGAACTAGCGGTTGCACGACAGTATCTTAAGGACGCTGGAGCATTCGCAGGTGTTATCGAAGCAGGAAGCCCTGCTCACAACCTTCTTACTAACCTACCCTTCGATGAGGTGACTCACTAATGGCTAGAGATTATAGCAAAGAACGCAAGTACGACAGCAAGCCAGAAGTTAAGGCTAAACGAGCTGCACGTAACAGAGCACGGCTTAAGGTCAACAACGCCCGTCAAGCGGCAGGTAAACCTAAGCTTAAAACTAACCAGCAGGTTGATCATAAAGATAACAACCAGCAGAACAATTCTATGAGTAACCTACGCATCCTTAGCCCTAAAGCTAATACCGCTAGGAACCATACGAAAGGATAATAGCTATGGGACTTGATATCATATTCATAACCGGCTGCGTAATCGTAGCACTCGCTTGTAACGTCTAAGGAACTCTCATGAGAAACAAAGTATGTTCTAAATGCAGCATTCGTAAGGCGGTCACTAACTTCGAGAAGGAGACTTCTATGGAGTGTCTAAAGTGTAAGCCTAAGAAACCTAAAGGAAAAACTAAAAAAGAGGACTAAAGTATGTCCAAGACTATAGATAATGAATTACCTAAGCAACTTAAGGACTTCCGTAACTTTCTTTATGTAGTTTGGCAGCATCTAAACCTGCCTGATCCTACGCCAGTACAATACGATATGGCTGACTACCTACAGAACCTCCCCCGCCGTGCCATCATTGAGGCATTCCGAGGTGTAGGTAAGTCTTACGTTACGGCAGCATTCGTTGTGCATCAGCTCCTCTTAGATCCAGATACCAAGATTATGGTTGTCTCGGCATCTAAGGCTCGGGCTGATGACTTCTCTACATTTACCCAGCGTCTGATCATGGAACTACCCATGTGTCAGCACCTGATAGCTAAGAAAGACCAGAGATGGTCTAAGATAGCCTTTGACGTAGCCCCTGCTATGGCCTCTGGATCACCTTCGGTTAAGTCCGTAGGTATCTCAGGACAGCTTACAGGGTCTCGTGCAAACCTCATCATCGCTGATGACATCGAAGTACCAGCCAACTCTATGACCCAAGGTATGCGGGACAAGCTAGGGGAAGCTGTAAAGGAATTCGATGCGGTACTCTCTCCGAATGGTAAGATCTGTTACCTAGGGACTCCACAGTGTGAACAGTCGTTGTATAACGTCCTCACCGAGCGTGGATACGCCCTGAGAGTTTGGCCAGCCCGTTTACCTAGCGTAGAAGCCGCTGAGAAGGCCTACGGGGAACGTTTGGCACCCATGATATGGGATAGGATACATGCTGAAGGAAAGGCCGCAGAAGGCCTCTCAGTAGATCCTAAGCGATTAGATGATAAAGACCTATTAGAGCGTGAATTGTCATATGGACGTTCAGGCTTTGCCCTCCAGTTTATGCTAGATACAAGTTTAGCAGATGCTGACAGGTATCCCCTCAAGTTGTCCGATCTGATGATCATGTCAGTGGACAGAGACAAGATGCCCGAGAAGCTCGTGTATGGCCGTATGAAGGAGATTAAAGAACTCCCTAACGTTGGCCTTAGTGGAGATAAGTTCTTCGCTCCTGAGGCCTCTGTGGGCGACTACGTGGACTTTGACGGTTCTGTTCTTGTAATAGATCCATCTGGCCGTGGTTCGGATGAAACAGCCTATGCTGTAGTCAAGAATCGTGGCGGCACATTGTACGTACCAGAAGCCGGAGGTATCGATGGCGGGTATGATGAACCAACATTAACCAAGATCTGTAACATTGCTAAGACTCACAAGGTCAATGTGGTGTTAATCGAGAGTAACTTTGGTGATGGTATGTACACCCAACTCCTAACTCCTTACATGAGAGAGATATATCCTGTCACAATGGAGGAAGTTAGGCATAGTAAGCAGAAAGAACTACGTATTATAGACACCCTAGAACCTGTGATGAACCAACATAAGCTGGTTATCGATCCAAAGGTCATTCAAATGGACTATGATTCAGTTCAGAAGTACCCAATTGAGAAACAATCTCAGTATATGCTCGCCTACCAACTATCTCGTATCACTAAAGATAGAGGTTCATTGGCTCATGACGATAGATTAGATGCTCTCGCTATGGGAGTAGCCTATTGGGTAGAACAAATGGCTGCTGATGTTGATCTAGCTATGCGTGAGCGTAGAGATGAACTGATGCGTGATGAATTAAACAAGTTTATGGACGGAATGAACACTAAAGCTGTCCCGAGGAGTAACTCTTGGATATAAATACTAAACCTATGGTACGTTTAACATGGTTAGATGCACAAGAATCGTGCACTGGCTGGTCGACTGTGGAAGAAATGGAAGAATCTCCACTGGCTGAGTGTCAAGAAGTAGGCTGGTTGATAGTAGATAATGATGAAAAGGTAGTAATCATGCGCTCTTGGAACGATGATGGAGCACATGGTGGAGCCTGTATAGCAATACCCCAGACGTGGGTTCTCAGGACAGAAGTCCTAGTCCCTGTCGATGATGTCAAGGAAATGGTCTTAACAGACCTAGAAGACTGTATCGAGACTGACTGGGAAATCCACTAAGAAGACGGGACTCACCCCTAATAAACACTAGGGGTGTAACCCTTTGAATACTTTAGATATATTATACCCACTCGTTATTGGATAGGGACTCCCCCCACCCCCCTTCAGATATCTATAGATAGATACCTTAAGAACTCTTAAGAATACCTAAAGAATACCTAAGGTGTAGGTCTGTAGTCTGCTAGGGATAGCTAGGGGGTCTAAGGTGTCTATAGGTTCTGGTTACTTATCACTTATATCAGTTACTTACATAGACATACTTATACTTACATTCTTGTTAGATATCACTTACATCAATAACTTACATACCCACTATATTTTATGAAAGAAAAATCTGAGGTGGTTAATACGATAAGGATCAAAACGATTTTTCCCCCATGGGTACTGTGTTTTTATACAGTATGCGATCGATACGGTCATGCCGCCCGATTCCAGCCCAGCGCCACCGCCTGCGCCACCCGATCCAGCCCAGCCCAGCAGGCATAAGGGTTGCCACCCGATATGATATCAGGTGCACGCTAGATCATGCCCATTCGATGGCATCCAAGGCCTGTTAAGGTCACGCCTGAGCCTGTCATTATATCTGTCTGTCTGTTTGTGTTTTATATTGATTGTTTTACTTTTCGGATATCTAACCAGAGAGCAGGGGTCTACACCTTAGACACCTATGGATATCTAACCAGAGAGCAGGGGTCTACACCTTAGACACCTATAGAAAGACACGGCACACCAGCCACGCCCTAAGGGGGCGCTTAGCGGCACTTACGGTCACGCCACAGCGTCTAAGGTGTTCTAAGGTGTAGGTGCTTCCTTGTTACCTATATAGATAGAATAGCGGTGACAGCCCAGTGATTGAGGCGTGAGCCTTGATTACGGGCTGATATACCGCGCCATAGGCTATTAAATAGAATTTTTTTTAATTTATTTTTAAAATAGTTTGTTAATTAAAACAAGCACTTAGAAATTAATTGCATATTTTATTGATTTTTTTTACTTGCAGGCCTTGCAATCCTCTGAGGAGGCGCTATAGTTACATCAAGTCGAAGGAAACGCCAAGCATTCGACCTCTACCAACGACCGAGTACGACCATCGGTGCTAGCAGACAAGCTAAGTAGAGCCAGCCGGACAAGCCAGAGCGGGACACAATGACACCCCAGCAAATAAAAAATCAATCAGCTATCGTGGTTATAGCTGACTAAACTTGACCACCGACTGTCGTCTGATTTGCTATAGTCGTTAAACTTGACGTTAACTAGCATCTGGTGTCCACCTATTGGTGAGGCATGGAGTTCTATTTTATAAGAGGCAGATGATATTAACCTAACTACTCTTTTATAGGCTTCAAACAATTAGTATTTAGTTAGCAAGTCATGGCTACGGTCATGGCTTGTTATAGTAAATATTATTCCTACTACAGAGAGAGACAACATCATGACTTCTAAATTTGAAATGATC